AACCTTTCCGGCAGCACCGCCTTTAAAGCAGGTATCCGGAAGGAGGTAGAAGAATGCGAGTGATTTCAAGAGAGATGCTTCAGAGCCTCCGGGAACAGTACCCCAAGGGGACGAGAGTAGAGCTTATCAGCATGAATGATCCCTATAACACCAAACTGATTCCCGGATGCAAGGGTACAGTGATTTCCGTAGATTCCATTGGCACGATCCATGTGGCTTGGGATTGTGGTTCCGGCCTGGGTGTGGTCTATGGCGAAGATCACTGCCGAAAGGTGGTGGAGTGATGTACCGGTATTTGATTTCGCAGCTGTATGGTGGCAACATTGATCCCTGTGGACGGACGATCGACAAAACCTCAAAGCGGTTTCAACAGGATCGCCGTATTGCAGATCTGGCTGCAACTTTCCGGAAATCCCTTACTCCGGAGCAGATCACCATGTTTGAGGAATACATCGCAGAACACAATTATCTGGATGCACTGATCGAAGAAGATGGCTTTATAGAAGGTTTCCGGTTGGGTGGTCAGATGGTAATGGCCATGCTTTTCGGAAGAGATGATGTAACTGAGGAGGAAGAACCATGTGGAAAGAAGGAGCCATAAAGGTCAATTCCAGTTGGATTCATTACTGGATCAAGGTCTTTGATGAGCCTTCCCGGTTCGGAATTGACGGTGGACGCATCAGCAAACTGACTCTGAAGCGTAAGGGCGAAATCGTCTGCAACTATGACAGAGGCTGGGATATGAATCCCGTGGATCAGGATGTGGAAATGGCCTTGCAGATCCTCATCTTCAGTGAGAACCACTGATTTTGAATAAGTGTATCTGGGACGGAGCCGAAAGGCTCTGTTCCTTCTTTTGTTAGTCACACTGATTCGGTGTGGCTTTTCTTTTTTGACAGGAGGTGATCGCAAATCCGGAAGCTGAAGAAGTATAAACCTACCCGGTTCATGGCGAAGGGGTCTCACTATGATAAAGCTGCTGCGGATTATGCGGTCGGCTTCATTGAGTGCTTGTGCCATACCAAGGGTACATGGGCAAGACAGCCCTTTGAACTGATTGACTGGCAAGAGCAGATTATCCGAGATATATTTGGCACATTAAAATCCAACGGATATCGGCAGTTTAATACCGCTTACATTGAAATCCCCAAAAAGCAGGGGAAGTCCGAGCTGGCTGCCGCCGTTGCTTTACTCCTGACCTGCGGTGACGGAGAAGAAAGAGCCGAAGTTTATGGCTGTGCTGCTGATCGCCAACAGGCATCCATTGTTTTCAACGTGGCAGCTGACATGGTGCGTATGTGTCCTGCACTGGAAAAGCGAGTAAAGATACTGGATTCCCAGAAGCGGCTGATCTATCAGCCAACGGGCAGTATCTACCAGGTGCTTTCTGCCGACGTCGGTAATAAACATGGTTTCAATACCCACGGTGTTGTCTTCGATGAATTGCATACCCAGCCCAATCGGAAGCTGTTTGATGTTATGACCAAGGGTTCTGGCGATGCCCGTATGCAGCCGCTGTACTTCCTCATTACCACCGCCGGTAATGACACCAAGTCCATTTGTTATGAGATCCACCAGAAGGCCAAGGACATCATCGAAGGTCGGAAAATTGACCAAACCTTTTACCCGGTCATTTACGGCGCGGATGAGAACGACGATTGGACAGACCCCAAAACCTGGAAGAAAGCTAACCCTTCTCTGGGCATTACCGTGGGTATTGACAAGGTCAGAGATGCCTGCGAGTCAGCCAAGCAGAATCCCGGTGAAGAGAATGCTTTCCGGCAACTTCGTCTGAACCAGTGGGTCAAGCAGGCAATCAGATGGATGCCGATGCACCTGTGGGACAAATGCGAATTTGCAGTAAACGAAGATGATCTGGAGGGGCGTGTCTGCTACGGTGGTCTTGACCTTTCCTCCACCACGGATATCACAGCTTTGGTACTGGTGTTCCCGCCCACCGACGAAGATGATAAATATATGATCCTGCCATACTTCTGGATTCCGGAAGACAATTTGGATCTGCGTGTCCGCAGAGATCATGTGCCATACGATCTGTGGGAGCGGCAGGGATTCCTTCAGACTACCGAGGGTAATGTCCTCCATTATGGCTACATTGAGAAATTCATTGAACGGCTGGGTGAACGCTTCAATATCCGTGAGATTGCCTTTGACCGTTGGGGTGCTGTCCAGATGGTTCAGAACCTGGAAGGCATGGGCTTCACCGTTGTTCCCTTCGGACAGGGCTTCAAGGATATGTCCCCACCCACCAAAGAACTCATGAAGCTGGTACTGGAGGAGCGGATCGCTCACGGCGGTCATCCGGTACTGCGGTGGATGATGGATAACATCTTCATCCGCACTGACCCGGCGGGCAATATCAAGCCGGATAAGGAAAAATCCACAGAGAAGATCGATGGTGCAGTTGCCACCATTATGGCCCTTGACCGTGCGATCCGCTGTGGCAACGATACCGGTGCTTCGGTCTACGATGACCGGGGCATTTTGTTTATTTGAAAGGAGGCACAATGGAAAAGAAACCTTTATATGTTGTGTCCCTTTCCGGGGGCAAAGATTCCACAGCCATGCTCTTAAGGCTCCTGGAGGAAGGCAGACCCGTTGACCTCATTCTGTTCTGTGATACCGGTTTGGAGTTTGAAGCCATGTACCGACACATCGACAAGTTGGAACAGTATATTGGGATGCCCATTGTCCGGCTGAAGGCACCGCTGCCCTTTGAATATTACTTTCTGGAACATTCTCCCAAACGGAAAAACCCAAAACTGGTAGGCCAGAAGGGTTTTAGTTGGGCCGGTCCCCGGAACCGATGGTGTACTGCCGTTCTGAAGACCCGTCCAATTAACCGCTATCTGAAAGAACTATCCAAGGACCATGAGATCATCCAGTACGTTGGTATTGCCGCTGACGAGGAGCGTCGTGTTCGGGATCTACGGTATCCCCTTGTGGAATGGGGTATGACGGAAGCAGACTGCCTGGCATACTGCCGGGAGCGAGGCTTTGACTGGGAAGGTCTATACGATATCTTTACCCGGGTGTCCTGTTGGTGCTGTCCGCTTCAGTCCTATGAGGAAATGCGGAAGCTACGCAGGCATTTCCCAGAAAAGTGGAAACAGCTACTGGAGTGGGATCGGATGACCTGGCGATCATTCGTAAAACACTATTCCGCAGAACAATTGGAGAAGCGCTTTGCTTTTGAGGATGAATGCCTTTCACAGGGCGAGTCCATTAAAAGCAGGGCGTTTTTTGCTTCTCTGAAAGAACTTCTTAAGGAGGAATCATAATGGGTCTTTTCACAGGGATCTTCCGATCCAGGGACAAGCCTCAAAATAAAACAGCCGGTAGCAGTTACACCTTCTACATGGGTGGCACCACTTCCGGTAAATCCGTGACAGAACGATCTGCTATGCAGATGACTGCCGTGTATTCCTGCGTCAGAATCCTGGCAGAAGCCGTTGCTGGTCTGCCGCTTCACCTTTACCGTTATAACGATGATGGCGGTAAGGAGAAAGCCATTGACCATCCGCTGTACCGGCTTCTCCATGATGAGCCTAACCCGGAAATGAGTTCCTTCGTTTTCCGGGAAACTCTTATGACCCACCTGCTCCTTTGGGGCAATGCCTATGCCCAGGTCATCCGCAACGGCAAAAATGAAGTGGTCGCGCTGTATCCGCTTATGCCCAACAAGATGTCGGTGGATCGGGACAGCAGCGGTCAGCTTTACTACAGCTATTACCGGGGAACAGATGAGGCGATCCGGGACAAGGAACACACCGTCATTCTGAAACCTACGGATGTACTGCACATTCCCGGTCTGGGTTTTGATGGTCTTGTGGGCTACAGCCCCATCGCCATGGCAAAGAACGCCATCGGTATGGCCATCGCCTGCGAGGAGTTCGGTGCCAGGTTCTTTGCCAACGGTGCTGCCCCTTCCGGTGTGCTGGAACATCCCGGTACGATCCGAGACCCCAGCCGACTCCGTGAAACCTGGCAGAGTCAGTTCGGTGGCGCATCTAATTCCGGTAAGGTAGCCATTCTGGAAGAGGGCATGAAATACACCCCCATCTCCATCTCTCCGGAACAGGCGCAGTTCCTGGAAACCCGTAAATTTCAGATCAATGAGATTGCTCGAATTTTCCGAGTGCCGCCCCATATGGTCGGCGACCTGGAAAAGTCGAGCTTTTCTAATATTGAGCAGCAGTCCATGGAATTTGTGAAATACACGCTCGACCCCTGGGTCATCCGCTGGGAGCAGTCCCTGCAGAGAGCATTGCTGGGCTTCGGGGAGAAAGAGAAGTATTTCTTCAAATTCAATCTGGAAGGTCTGCTTCGCGGCGACTATCAGAGCCGCATGAACGGTTACGCCATCGGTCGGCAGAACGGCTGGATGTCCGCAAACGACATCCGGGAACTGGAAAACCTGGACCGTATCCCGGCAGAAGAAGGCGGCGACCTTTACCTCATCAACGGCAATATGCTCCCCATGCGTGATGCAGGAGCATTCGCCAATATAAGCAACATTCCCGGGA